AAAATCTACCGCTAAGTCAGTCGTGTGAGATACCATCATCACTTTTTTGTTAGGATTCCGTCCTAAATACCACGCTGGGAAGAAAATAGACACAAGTTGGGATTTCCCGTGGCGTGGTGGTATGTTTACACAGATACGGTCTTTCTTTCCCTCCTCAATATCCATTAACATGTTAGCCAGTAGCCTGTGGTGCTTACCAACTATGTAATCAGACTGCATACGCTTACAAAACTCTATTAAATCATCGTATGCGGCTTGGTTTGTACGGCGGGTAGTTAATTCTTCGACCATACGGTCAATCTCAGCTACCTCGTCAGAGGTATATTGGTCTAAATTGTCTAGCATCTGTTGAATTTCAACTTCAGAGAAGTCTAAAACAGGTTTATTCACTGCTTAAACCCAATTCTGCGTCTACATTCAACGCTTCCCCATCAATAATGATTGCGGTATCAATTTCTTCTATAGGGTTTGCTAATTTTGCCAGCTTAGAACGTAATTTCTCTCGTAAATCATCTGTAGATTGATGTGTTATAGTAACTTCGGACTTCTCTGCGAACAATCCTACGTCTGAAATCTTACCTAAAAGCTCTAATGCACGTATTCGTACACGGGGATCAGGGTTGTCGGTCTCTAACAGTAACTTGTTTGTTACAAGATGGCGTATCTGCATGGAGCTCTCAACCACAGACTGCCCAAACTCCTGTATAATACTGTTTGTAAGGAGTAGTGATGCTGGAGTTAACGTAGCAATCCGTTTATGCGTAATTCTTTTAGAGGTTCTTTCAGAGTCACTTGCGTATGCGTTAGTTATTTTAGCTGCAGTTTCTTTATCTTCTTTGGTTGGTTCTACATCTAACCCGTGGCCCGCAAGTTCTGCTGCAGTGTTAGCTGCTGACTCCATACGATCTTTTAAATCTACAGGCGGTGGAGACTCTGATAATTTTACATTCAATTCAGGTTCTACTGTTATAGTCATACCATCTCAATGTCGCAGGTTGTTAGCCGTAAACGTGTTATAGGACGAAAAAAAATTTTACACAAGCCTTTTGAAATTTGTAGGGGGGCCTTTGCCATATAGAGGGGGGTGGGGTAGCCAAACTCAAAAAATATAGAATCGTTCGCGCAGAATAATAATACTAAAGAGGCATGGCAACCAAAATTCTAAAAAGGGGTCATAGGGGTACGGTGGGGTTGCCCTTACCAGTTTCTGCCCTATGGTATCACATGGTAACTTGTTGTGCTATCTATTGTGTAAACGTGTTATCCTATGCTATAAATAGTTATCAGCCAATAGGTTGTGTTAACTGTACGTCAATGACGTACACAATATTGGAGCTATATATTATGACTTATACTTTTACAGATAATACACTTGAGGCAATCCAAACTATTAACGGCTTGGAAGGTTCAATATCTAAGAATACTCATGCAATAAACGATCAAATCTATAGTGTTGTTTTCAATAATCAAATGGACTCATCATACTTTGATCAGGCAGATCCCGACAAATGGGAATTTGCCACAAGGTTTGTTGCTCACTGTATTTTGAATGATACTGAATTGAAGTTTCATAGTATGGATAAAGATGAACGCAAACGGGTCAAGGCTGAGGAGTTCGATGGCAGACCTATAATAGCGCAATCAAATACAGGTGCTTCAAGAACACTTAGAAGAATAGACAGCGACGTTTATTCTTATAGGACTAAATACAAGGCACGCTTTATCGAGGCAGAAAATGCAATTGCTTGCAACCAACATGACAGGGAGCAATTAACTTTGAAAGAAGCTAATCCTTCTCATAAGATCGAGGTTTTTAAATTACCAAAAACTGATCGCTCGATAAAAAGCAATAAAGATTATTTGCTAGACCAACTAAGTAATATAGCAAAACGTATTACTAGTGACAAAACAAACGATACTAAGTTTGGCAAGTTGGAAATTACTTTGACTAACAAGTTGGCAAAACAAGTTAAAGCAATGCAAGATCTTTTAAAATAATAAATCTGGGGGAGCCGAAAGGTTCCCCTTTTTTTTGTCCAAATTTTCGATGCCAGTTACAAGAAACCAGTTGCTTGAGTCGCGGTGAGTGTAACGTAACATGACACGAATAAATTAAACCAGTTGTTTGAGTCGCGGTGAGCATAGATTGACACGTTTGTACGTCATTGACGTACAGTTGACATTAAACCAGTTGTTTGAGTCGCGGTGAGCATAGATTGATAATGTTCAATGTAATGTTCAAAAAAAGGGGCTAATGTTCACTAATGTTCATTAATTATTGAACGAAAATGAACATTATGTTTTCGTAGTAAAACGTTGTACATGGTTGTACATGGTGCGATGTGGCTACGCGAAAACCCTCTATATATATATATATTTTATAATGTTCATTTCTATGAGAAAAAGGGGACGCCGCTTGGAAAAGACCTCTCGCAGATTGCTCTGTTCAGTTTCTCAATTGCAAATTTTAAGTCGTCCTCAATTTCAATTAAAAATGAACTTCTGAACATTACTGTATTTTCAATGACTTACAAACACACACAACATAACATTACAGAACATTACAGAACATTACACTGAACACCACGCAACACCACGCATAACCACTATGAGACAGTTGTACTATCTCGTTACAACGTATTGACATTTGGTGACACTCGTGATAGTATGTTATTACGAGCCACCTCATGTGGTCGTTACTACCCTTGTGGTAGTTATCACAACTGTACGTCATTGACGTACTACTTACAGAGGAACACGTTATGATATGTTACAAATGCGGCGACGCTTATCAAGTAGGAAGGGCAGACCTTGGATACTCAACGTGTCTGGGCTGTGGAGAAGATGACGCTGTGGAAGCCCGCGCATCTTGGACAATCGTCCCCTTACCAAAACAAGGTTACACAAGAGTGACCAACGTCGAGGAACTCAAGCACCTCAACCAGAAAATACGATGAGTACGTCAATGACGTACATAAACCAAGAAAGGAAATACAATGAGTAAGACAGCACAAGCGATGTACGCAATAACCTTAGATGAAGCGGTAGATATGATAACTCACGCAGGTAAAAAAGTTACCATAATGTTGCGAGGTCACACAGGTTGCGGTAAAACATCAACACTACTAACCCTACAAGAAAGGTTCCCCAAACACAAAGCCGTACTGTTCGATGGTACATCTAAAGATTTGGGTGACTTGTGGGTTCCTGTACATGACAAAGAATTGGGTTGTATCAAGATGGTCCCTGCCGAAGAGTTTGGCATACATCTTGGTATGCCACTCGTACTATGCCTTGACGAAATATCCAAAGCTAACAAGTCTGTGAAGAATGGTATGATGCGCGTAATGCTAGAACGCAACGTCAATGGCACACCACTACACCCAGACACGATTATATATGCAACAGGTAATCTAGGAAGTGAAGGGTTGGGTGATATGCTCGAAGCACATCAAATCAACCGTATTACTGTTGTCGAAACAGCCAAGCCAACAGCAGAGCAATGGGTATCGTGGGCAATAAACAATGACATTGACCCTACAGTTATATCCTATGTGAATGAGAACCCATATGTATTAGCAGACTTCAGAGACGTGAAAAACCCAGAGGACAACCAATGTATTTACCACCCAAGTAATGTGACAGATGGGGCATTTGTTACACCGAGGTCTCTGGAATTAGTGTCTGTATTTATGAAGGTACGAGAACACCTTACCCCAAACTCACTCGTCAGCGCGGCGATTGGTACAATCGGTCCACGAGGTGGTATGGATCTACTTGCATATACCAAACTAGTGGACGACTTACCCAAGCTAGAGGACATTAAGACAAGTCCGACAACCGCAAGAATACCGAAAAGCGCAAGTGCGTTGTGTATGATTGTGTATCGCACACTGGCTTCGATAGAGAAAGACTGGGTTGGCGCGTGGTTGACATACCTAAAGAGGTTACCACCAGAAGCACAAGCCATGTTCGCAAATGGTGTACGTTCACCCAAGTACAACAAGCAGTCGATGATTATGACACACGCGTTGTTCACCGAGTGGGCGAGAGACAACACCCACATGTTCGCGGCAGATAAAGTTTAACAGTACGTCAATGACGTACACAACAGAGGAGAAGAAAATGAATACAACATCAATCCCAAGCATAGGGTCAAGTGCAATGCTTACCATGTTCAAGGCATCCGTCTGGACAGGTCGTAAGCTCGACAAACGTGCATCGCAAGAGGTAGAGTATCGTAACAATGCCACACCTCAGATGGCGAATGTCCATAAGAAGTTACTGGGTAATTGTGAAGAACTCACAGCCATCCAGAAACATGTAGCCAATACACGCAATGCACACTCGTTTGCTACACTGGCGTGGGAAGATAACGGTGCGAGGTTGATAACAACAGCCGCATACTTTGAGTATACCAAGATGATGACAGGGGCAGAGCAAGTGTTCTGGAAACTCGTCGATGATCTTGTCGCGGTGTACGATAATGCCACGCAAGAAGCGGCACAGCACCTTGGGTATTTACACAACCCTTCCGACTATCCAAGCATAGAAGCGTTAAGACGTAAGTTTGGGTGGGGTCTATCTATTGCACCCATACCACAGTCGGGTGACTTTCGGTTGGACATACAGAATGATGCGATGGAAGAACTCAAGTTACAATACGAGAAGAGTTTGGAAGCCAAGATCAATGGTTCGATGAATGATGTATGGACACGTTTACACGAAGCACTCGACAGTATGTCTACCCGTATCGACTACGGTGACCATGAGCAGAAGAAGATATTTCGAGATACACTTGTCACTAATCTGACAGACGTTCTTGATATGTTGGATACGTTCAACATCACTAACGATCCGAAAATGCGGGCAATGAAGACACAACTAGAAGACACGTTATCAGGTGTTACTCCAGATGCGCTACGCGAGGACGGACATCTACGTGCGCAGACTAAGCGTGACATAGATGAAGCAATCAAACAACTACCGACACTAGGTTGGTAATAATAGTACGTCAATGACGTACACAAAGAGGAGATATTATGTTATCACTAGGAGCAAAACTAACCCCAGAGCAGAGGCTACAGAAAGTTACCTCTGACATCATGGGTCACGAAAGGTACGCCGCGTTGGGTGGTGTACTTATGATTGGTGAGAGTGGCATCAAGGAAGATGATGAATGTGCCACCGCATATACCAATGGGAAAGACTGTTACTATGGTCGTTCCTTTGTCGAAGGGTTGACTGATGCACAGTTGCGGTTTCTCGTACTACACGAGAACTATCACAAGATGTACCGTCACCTGATAACGTGGCTACACCTAGCCAAGAAGTGTGCAAGGACTGCGAACATGGCAATGGACTATGTTATCAACGCGGAGATCGTCAACGAAAACCCTGATGGATTTGCGGTTATGATTGAGGGCGGTTGCTATGATCGCAAGTATCTTGGTTGGGATACAGCCAAGGTGTTCAATGACATCTATGATGGTCAAGGTGGCGGTCAAGGTAACGGTCAAAGCACTGGTATTGATGAGCATGACTGGGATGCGGCACAAGATATGACAGCCGAAGAACAGAACGAGTTGGTACGTGAGATTGACGAGAACTTACGGCAAGGTCAGATCACAGCAGGGAAACTGGGCAATGGTGCAAGCCGTGACTTCTCAGATATACTAGAGACTAAAATAGATTGGAACGCTAAGTTGCAACAATGGATCTCTGCTACTTGTTCTGGGTCAGACTATTCGACATACGCTAAACGCAACAGGCGGTTCATGGACAGTGACGTGATATTACCTTCTGGTGTATCAGATACAATCGACGGCATTGTTGTTGGTGGTGATATGTCTGGGTCTATTGGTAACCGCGAGCAGAGTATCATCAAGGGTGGTGTCAAAGAATGTGCCGAGATGGTCAAACCTCAATGGCTACGTATGCTCTATTGGGATACGCAAGTTGTGGGTGATGAGACATACACCATTGATGGACTTGATGAGTTTGTATCACGTACCAAACCTGTAGGCGGTGGCGGTACAGATGTGGAGTGCGTGCCTAGATACATGCAGAATAAGAAAATCAAACCGCAAGCGGCTATCATTATTACAGATGGTTACCTGTATGGTGGTTGGGGCAAGTGGGATTGCCCTGTGTTGTGGGTCATCATCGACAACAAACAAGCTA